CTGACAGCCATCTTGGCGGCATCCTTCTGGCTGATGATAGAGCCCCGCGTGAACTTGCGCAGGGCTTTGCCATCATGCCTTTCGAATGCTCGCACCACTTTGTAGCGAGTCATCGTTACCGCCTTCAGGCTACCACGTTCTTCATGAACATACCAGCAGTTGTGGCCATTACCACCGGGCACCAGCACTGGAAGCCCTGGTAATAGGTGGTGTGGGTGTGCAGATCGGGCACCTGGGTCAGAGCAGTATCGAAGCCGCCCAGAGGTTCGTTGAAGGACAGGTTCATGCCCGCCAGGGTGGTCAGAGGTCCGGGGGAGGTCACGTATCCCAGCCAGATGTGCTTGCCGAAGATCCAATCCAGAGCGACGGTATCGCCCGGAGCGGCGGTGTTGTACATGGCCTTGGCTACCAGGATGTTATCGATGTCCAGAGCCTGGGCTATCATCTGCTCGTTGAGCTTGGTGGGGACCTTGTCAGCACCCTGTGGGTTCCTGTAGAGACTGATCAGCTGGTTGTTGATCCTCATCTCCTCATAGGCCTGCTCGCCTATGACCATCGTGTTAGGCAGCAGACCACAGGCCTTCTTGATAGCCAGCTTGGAATCCTTGAAGACACCCAGAGGGTCGCTGTCCGCGTCGTTGAACTGGCGAATGGTCTCGCCTGTGGTAATATCGCCGGGAGACCAGGTCTCGCCGCTGGATACGCCAGTGACATCGATTCCCCAAACAGACTCCTTGAAGTAGTTGTTGGCGATGACCAGCTCCTTATTCAACTGGAGCACGTCAGTAACCATGTTGGTTGTCGCCTGCTCGATGGGGTAGCCCTGGTCGGCCACGTAGGGGATATCGGCCATGAGGGGCATCTCGAAGGCATACCTGCGGCACACATACGAGCCGGGGGTATCTACCTTGAGTTCTCCCTGAGGCGGGATGCTGCCGGGCCTCCACTCACCTGCCTTGTTGGTAAAGTGATTCTCCATAGCCCACTTGGGATAGAGACCGGCTATCTGGTTCACCGATATCATGGGGAACCATTGATCAGCCACGAAGTTTGTGGGTTCCTGCCTGTAGGCGAGAGACCACTCCGATTCCAGCCGGGCTACGTGGATCTGTGAATAGTCCAGGCCCTTGTTAACTACCTGCTGGGCCAGGGATGCTATAGTTTCTTTGTAATCCATGAATCATCACCTCAAATGTTCGCCTGGTACGTGAACAGTCTCACGGTAGCCGGGAGCCCTGCGGCAGCAGCGACTTCGCACTGTCCCACGATGATATCCCCGTCAGTGGGCGTGGCCTTGTCGCCGACCCCACCAGTTCCGACTTTCACCAGGTCACCTACTGCCAGACCACTGGATCCAGTCTTGACGAGGGCTTTGCCTCTCCACTGGACCAGCGCGGTGATTGAGAAGTTGGTGGAAGTCGCGGTTTCCGTAGGCCTGTTGCACAGGACGCCTACCGGATGGCCGCTTGAGTAGGTCTGCACGGTCCGAGCTCTGGTGGTATCGAGCTGGACGAAACAGTACTCCAGGGCAGACATGTCTCCATCGGGATTGTAGGAGCTAATGTCTCCTGGTAGAGCTTCCCTGAATGGTGCTGTCATATCAGTCATTTCAGATCACCCCCATCTGAGCCTTCACAACGTTTGCCCTTTCCTCGGCCATCACGGCCTTAGCCAGAGCGCCATTCTCGCGAGTGGCTGCGGCTACCGCCAGAGCGTGGCGAACCTTGGGATCCGTGGGGCCGCTGCCGGACTTCTGGATTAGGCTCTCGTGCTTGGTTACCAGGGCTTCGAACTCGGCCATAGAGGTCCCCGGTGCGGGCCTATCGCTGCCTATGGACTTGTAGAGGATCTTTCCTGCCTCTGCCTTCATGGCGTTGGCCTGCTTCAGGGCCTTCAGGATAGGCTTTCTGGCTTCAGAAGGCAATCCTTCCAGGCTCTTCAGAATCTCGGCTCCCTCTGCAGGGGTCCCGAGCTCGGAGAAGTCGGACTTTGCTATGGACTCGTAGTCCTTCTTTCTCAGGATAGCCCGCAGCTCTGCGTTCTCCTTCCTGATCGGTTCGACGGCCTTCTGCACAATATCTGTGATATCGGCCTTGCTAAGAGTGACCGAAGCCCCGGCTCCGGCCTTGTCAGCCCTGGCGGGCTTGGTCTGTCTCATCGTTACACCTTCGGATTTATAAATCAAGAATTTCCGGTTGTTAGCCGCCTTACCGACTAACGATACCTCATCTAATTCCAGATCATACAGCTTGTTTGCCATGGGTTTTACACCTCGATCATTAGAAAAGATTATAAGGGAGTTCGTGAGCCGGTCCCGGCTATCGAGAACCCGGTGATCTCGCCTTTCTTCACTGCCTGCCAGAGCCCCTTATCGTGCACTTTCACGGCCATGATCCAGGAGCCCTTTCTCACCGGCTGGCCGTTGCACTTGAAGTCCGTTGGGGCTATGTAGCTCTCGATGATGCTCGCTTTGGCCACACCAGAATGCTCTTTGCCTATCCTCTGGCTGGTCTGCATGAACTTGTGGCAGGCCTTCCGGATTTCGGATTCGCTCAGGATGTCACCCTGCAGGTCCTCGACTCCGGGTTCTGAGACGACTCCATAGACGATCTGCTGATCTCTAGCGGTCTTGATGATAGGCACCCGGTAGGACTTCATGACCTTGCTTACTTCGTCCTCGTCTTCCTCTTCATCGTCGTCTTCCTTCAGGAACTCGGGGAGGTCTTCATCTTCGTCCTCTTCGTCGTCCTCTTTGTCTAAGGACTCCTCTCCGGGCTCGGCCTCTGCCTCATGCTCTGCCAGGACTTCCCTGATGTCGTCTATGAGATCGCTGGCATCATCGCCGGAGATCTCCTCCTCTTCATCGGGGAAGATGTCATCCTCTTTGTCGAGGGGCTCCTCTTCCTCTTCGGAGAGGGTTTCGGGCTCTTCCTCGACGGCTGCCTCTTCCTCCGGGCCTTCCTCGCCCTCGCCGTGCTCCTGCATCCACTGTTCCAGAGCGGCCTGATGCTTCTGCTCGTCGGTCTGGATGGCTTGCAGGATCTCTTTGAGCTGCGGGTCCTGGACCGCATCAAGGGCCTGGCGATATGCCTCCATGCCCCCTGATTCGTCCTCTAGTCTTTCGCGGACGAAATCGAGATCAGAGCTTCCTTTTTCCATCTCTGTATCTTCATCGTCTTCTCGAAATATTTCTTTTTCATCTGACATAATCTTGCCTCCTAGTCGGGGGACATGGACGTCTTGGTAGTCCAGAGATTTCGATAATATTGATACTGTGCTCATACGAGCCACCAGACCTTTGTGGGGTCTATTTTGGATTGGGTCATTGGGATGCACCGAATAAAATAGTGATAATCCGTGTTAGGGTGAAACGTTTATTCTTGGAAGATCTTATCTAGCACCTTCGCTCTATTGGGGTGCTTTTTGCTAAACGCCTCTTTGTCCTGGTGATATATTGCTACAGCCTCTGCGAAGTCCTCCGCCTTGCCGTTCCTGCCGTTGATGCCGTCAAGCTTCATCGCACCCTCTGAGTAAGACGTGACGTGGTTTCCATCGGCGGCTATTGCGTCTTTGTATTCTTCGGTTGCAGATATTCGCTTATTCCCCTGATCGAACAGATGTGCCGCCTCGTGGTTGAATATGTAGGGCAATTCCTCTTCCGTCTCCTTGGCGTCGTACTTTTCTTGATCTCCAAAGAGAATGATGGTTGAGCCTTCCGCCTGGGCTCTGGCAGTCATATCCACCTCTGCATAGGGATTGATTTGAATTGCTTCGATATACTCCCTGAGCTTCGGGGGCACTGAATTAATAGCCCGCTCTATAGCATCGTCACCGATGCGATTCATGCCGCGTAGATCTGGGTCAGCTGGCGCATACATTTGAACACCGTTATGGAAATATGTTATTGCGGGGGCTTCCTCGGAGGTCTGCTCATCGTCCCCATACCAGTAAGGATAAGAATCGATCTCAGCAGGGTCGTCTTTTGTGGGGACATCTCCACCACTATTGAACTCGCTATTCTCCCAGCGAGCCTGTACTATGTCATCCGACAGAGTGTTGCCTTCTGCATTAGGTTTACTGTCCCTATCCACATGAGAGCTTTGGGCCATGGGGTTATTAGGCGTCTCTTCCACCTTTGGCTTCTCCAGCTGCTTGGGCGCTTCCTGTCTGCTGGGCTCTTTGACCGGTGCGGCCTCTTCCTTGGGCTTTGTGGCTGGCTTCTCGGGTTCCTTCTGAGACGTGCTCAGCCACCCGATCTTATCCAGCGCACTCCCACCAGACAACAGCGACTGGATTGCTCCGCCTACCCTGGCCTGCGATGCGGCTTCCTCCCTCCGTTCCATCTTGCGCCGGGTCTTGGAGGGCTTCTTGGGCTTCGATGAGCCACCGCCACCGGACCCGAACTGGCCGTTATCGGCTCGTGGGTGCTTGGACTCGTCCCAGTCTGCTTTGGCTGCGATGGCCTTGCAGACGGTTCTCAGGAGGGGTATGCGCATAATCATGATATTGCCTCAGCAGTATCTTTCGGCTTCGCGGCCCATCTCTTTCAGAGCCTGCCAGTCATCCATCAATGCCCGACAGCGAGCTGCCATAGCCCGGTGGGCTTCGCGGGCTTCGAAATCTTCTTCAGGAAACATTTTAGGTCGATCCAGGGTAATTAATTGGCAAAATGTGATGAATGCAATTCGGATGCAGGAGGCCTTGTGAAATGGCAGTATCGAGCGCAGGATACTCTTTCGACTTTCCCGAGATAGATACAATCTTCCCGGCCCACTCACGGCATACGTTGCAGGTGTTCGGCCTGATCTCACGAGAAATCAAGACCAGATCCTCGTTCTGCTCAACTGCCCGGTTGATGGAACCTTCGTTGAAGGAATTCCTGGCTGCTGTGATCGCCACCATCTGAATGTAATCTGCGATCCCCAGCTCTTTGCCGTCTATCGTCTTGTGGCCTATCACCCGGCCCCTCAGGCCAGTGTAATCGACCTTCTTGCCCGCCAGTGTTGCCTGAACTCTTCGCTTCTCCGATTCGGCTATGACCTCTTCTATGTGTCTGCCCAGCTGGGCATCCGTCTCTTTGAAACGGTTGAACTCTTGTGTGGCCATCGCCTGAGCCGCCTTAGCATGCGGCCCCTGGAGTGATCCTGCCCGAGATCCCGCCAGGTAAAGCCCAGGTATAGAAGTTCCCAGCCAGGAGGCCGCATTCACCAGCAGCTCTCGCCGGATCCGGTCTGTGAGGGCCCTCAGCCTGTCCGGGTTGTCGAGGTTGCTGTCGATGGCCGCCTTGATCGCCTTCTCGCCTCGCTTGTAGAGCAGAGCGATGATAGCAGCGGTCTCTTTGATCCTCTTCCTGGGGTCCTCTTCCTTAGACTTGCTTCGGACCGCCTTCTCGATCTCCGAAAGAGGGAGTTGGGACAGAAGGAAGGTCTCGGGCCGGCCTGCAGCACGCCAGAGCTTGCGGCGGAGCTGGGGGATGTTGTAGCCTAACGCCCCGGCCGCCTGCCAGAAGCGAGGGGTGAGAAGATCATAACGTTGCTGATCTGTGAGGGGGGCGTCTGATAGATAGCCAGTCTCACGGATAAGCTGCAGGAGTTCGGAGTTCATGAAAATTCGATGTCGGGGGTAGAGTTCTGAAATCACAGAACATCACCCTCACCACATACCTTTGCATTTTGGACATACGAACGA